CCGTTTCTACGTATCATCAAACCTACCACAAGTTGGTACAGGTTCTGGTACATCTGGCTCTGCAAACCAAAACGCTAACTTTGGTGTTATTGTTGCAGGTCATGATTCTGCTGTCGCAACTGCGGAGCAAATCAACAAAACTGAAACATATCGTGATCCTGACAGCTTTGCTGACATTGTTCGTGGTATGCATCTATATGGTAGAAAGATTCTTCGTCCTGAAGCTATCGTTACTGCCAAATATAACGCAGCGTAGGGAGGACTGAATTATGGCATTAGGTGATAACACACTCCAAGCGGCACGAGGTAACTCACAACGTGGACGCAACCCTTATTACGTTCAAACTGTATTGAACTTAGCTACAGCTTTATCAGACAAAGGTGGTGCTCTTGCAGCAGCCGATGCTATTCCTGTTATAGCTGTCCCAAAAGGTCATATGATCTTGAATGCAGGTTTTGAAGTTGATACTGTTACTGACGGTTCTACATTTACTGTAGACTTAGGTACTGGTGTTGACCCTGACGTTTTCGTTGATGGTTTCAACGCAACTGCAGCAACTGCTGTGGGAACATTGTCACAAAACCCAGCAGCTTATCAACCAGTTATGTGTGTAGCCAATGATAACATTGACTTAACACTTGCAACACTATCAGGTGGTGCAGTTACTACAGGTAAGCTACGTATTTGGGCTGTTCTTATGGATTGCACAGATGCAGGTAAAGACGGTGTTGCTGATGAAGTAGACCGTGATCTACTAGCATAAAAATAACTTTGGGGGCTGCTTTATAGTGGCCCCTTTAGAACATCTAAATGATACTTAAAGCTAAAAATAAATTACCTAGTTGGGATATTAGAGTATTTAATCTGGATGAAGTATATGCCAGAATGGACGATGCTGCTTTAACTGATAAAAATTTTTTAGCTGCTATTAAAAAATCACTGGATGAAAATGGTATGCTTTGGCCTCCGATAGTTTGGTTACAAAAAACTTTTCTACGTTATACTGAAGAACAACCATACCGACAAGACCCTACTAAACCTGTAGACGTAGATTTTAAATATCGTTGTGCTATAGGAAACAATAGGTTTAACTACGCTAAACAAAATGGATATAAACAAATAGAATGTGTTTATGTTCCAAATTGGCAAGACAAAGATGCAGTATTAGAAATAACTAAAATGGAATACTGCGTAGACTTTTAAACAAAGGGATTCAAACATGGCTATAACAACAGCAATGTGTACAAGTTTTAAGGGTGAACTTCTTGGGGGTACTCATGATTTGGATACCCATACATTAAAAATTGCACTTATTAAAAATAGTATGTCTGGTACATATGGTGCAGCAACAACAAATTATTCAGATGTTACTGGTAACTCAGATGAAGCATCTGGTACTGGTTACTCAGCAGGTGGACAAAACTTAGATGGTGCTACTATTTCAACAACAGGTACTACAGCTATCGTTGATTTTACCGATGAAGTATTTTCTAATGTAACAACTTCAGCAGATGGTTGTATTATTTATAACTCTTCTGCTTCAAACAAAGCTATTTGTGTAATTGATTTTGGTGGTACAGTTAGTGCCACAGCAGGTGATTTAACTATAGAATTTCCAACAGCAGATGCATCTAATGCCGTAATACGTATTGCCTAAGAGGTAGATTATGGCAGTTGTAGCTTCCTCTGCATTATATGGAACAGGTATATACGGAGGTTCTACCTTTGGTACTCGTAATGTTTCATTTAGTCTAACAGGTGTAGCAGCTACAGGCGTAGTCAATACCGTAGAAGCAAAAGTAAACGAAGCATTACAAAGCGTAAGTGCTACCGGTACAGTTAATACTGTTACTGTAAACATTAAAGAAGATATAACTGGTGTATCAGCTACAGGTTCTATAAACACTGTAGGTATAGGTAACTCTACTACACTAACAGGAGTATCAGCTACAGGTGCAATAGAAACAGTATCTGCAGGTGGTTTTGAAATTGATGTTACTGAACGTATTAGCACAGGTGTAAGTGCTACAGGTTCTATAAATACTGTTTCAGTAAACGTAGTGGAAAAACTAGCTGGTGTAAGTGCTACAGGTTCTATTGGTACAGTACAACCAGTTGTTAGTTTTTCAGTAACTCTTACTGGAACTGAAGGTACACTACAACTTGGCAGCATTGAAGCTAAAACAGATGAAAAATTAGGTAGTGTATCAGCTACAGGTTCTATAGGCACACCTACTTTACAAACTGTTGCGGGTTTAACTTCAATAGGTATGACAGGAACTATAGGTTTTGCTAGATCAAATGTAATAGCAGTCCAATTTGATTATCAAGCAGTTGCACATTTATATAATAAAAGACGTACTATACTTATAGATAGGGCTGCATAATGACTACAACAGTAGCAGAAAGAACGGCAAGAATACCTTTTGAAAATAGATTAGTTTTTATAGAAACTATAGATACAAATAGAACAGTAAGAATTAGGACACAAAACAGAATAGTTTTTGTAGAAACAAAACCTAAATCTATTGATAGAGTTGTATATGCAAATGAGGATTAATATATGAGCTTTCGTTGGCCTAGTAAAGACCCAGATGAAACATTAGACTATAGTGTAGATTGGTCACGATTTCTTGACACCGCTACCATTGTGTCAGTTATATGGTTTGTTAAATCATCTTTGTTTAATACTAAAACAAGATTAAATGCAGGACAAAATTTAACCACTGCTTCAGGTGGTGCTACTACTGATAGCATACAAAATGTATCTCAAACAAATACAAATACTGTTGCTACAATAAATATTGGTGGTGGGCAAAATAACATAGAGTATACTTTTTCTTGTCAAATGACTGATAATACAGGAAGCACAGCAGAACGTAGTGTTAAAATACGATTGAAGGAACGATAGATGGCATATGATTTTCTTGGACTTGTCAATGACGTAAATCGCAGGTTAAATGAAGTAACACTTACAACTAGTAATTTTGCTACGGCTACTGGTGAGTATAGCATGATTAAAGATGCAGTTAATGCATCTATTCGTTTTATTAATCAACACGAATATGAATGGCCTTACAATCATGTTACAGAAGAAGAAACATTAACTGCAGGTATAGTGCGTTATACATTTCCTTCAGATACAAAGACAATTAATTTTAATAGTTTTAGAATTAAAAGAAATGATACATTAGGTAATGAAACTAAAAAATTAAATATAATAACTTACGAAGAATACCTTGACACTTATGCAGATATAGAGTATAATACTTCAACATCTTTAAGATCATGTCCAACTCTTGTATTTAAAGCACCTAGTTCAGAGTTTGGTTTAGTTAATGCACCAGATAAAGCTTATGAATTAGTCTATGAATACTATAGGTTACCTGTAGATTTAATAAATGCTACAGATGTTCCAAGTGTTCCTGAACAATTTAGATATGTTATTGTAAATGGTGCTATGCACTTTGCCTACTTGTTTAGGGGTGAAAGTCAAGAGTCTGCAATGATGCAGGGTAGGTTTGAGCAAGAAATAAAACAAATGAGAAGTTTATACATTAACCGTTATGATTATTTAAGATCAACTGTTGTAAATACTACAGTTCAAACAAACGCTAGAGTTTCTTAATACATGCCTACAACTCGTGAAACATTTCCCATTGAATTTAGAGGTGGGCTTATTACTAATATGAGTCCACTGCAGCAAGGTATTAACATGCCCGGTTCTGCAAGAATACTTAAAAACTTTGAACCCTCAATAGAAGGTGGTTATCGCAGAATACTTGGCTTTAATAAATATGACAGTAATATAATACCACCATATGGTGCTCCTGTAGTAAGAGGTGCAAGTCAAACAGGTACTACTTTAAACATCGGTAACATACGCAAGTCACCAGAAGCAGGTGATACTTTTAAACTTATACATGCTACTGCCAATGTTAATGGCATTGTTTCAAATAGTACTGCAGTAGTTCTTGATGGTAACTCTGGCACAATAGCTGTAGGAATGACTGTTACAGGTACGGGTATAAGTGGCTCTGTAACTGTAGCAACCGTAACTGATCAAAATAATATTGTATTGTCATCAACACAAACTTTAACAGATGATACTGCACTAACATTTTCTCAAACATATACTATTGCAGCAGGTACAGTTACTTTTAATGATACAAATAATACAGCAGATTTAAGTTTAACTTCCAGTCTACTTACATCACCTTCTAATGGAGATAGTTTAGAGTTTTTAACTACTACTTCTAACTACCTTGCTTTAGGTTGTGGTGTATTTACAGATACAGTAGTTGTAGCTAAAAATGAAAGTTTATATAAAACTTCTGGTTCTGGTTACGATCTCATAAACATTCCTTCATATGGAACTGAGCTTGTAAACGGTGGATCACAAACTGGTACTACTTTAAATATTGATGGCTTAACTTCTACACCACAAATAGGTGACGTGTTTAAAATTGCAGGTATAGATAAGATATATACTGTAACTGCAACACCAACAGTTAATGATGCAGGTGAGGCTGCTTTAGCTATTAATCCTGCATTAGCTAGCTCTCCTGCAGATAATGCTGTTATAACTTTTTTAAGTACTTCAAGAGAAACTGCTGGTAAAACTAGATTTGCACGATATAACTACAGTGGAACAGAAAAAATTGCTATAGTAGATGGAACTAATGTTCCTGCACTCTACGATAAAAATATATTTACAGCACTTAATGATGCTCCTTCAGATGTAGCTGCGGCTAAGTTTGTAGTAAATTTTAAAAACCAATTATTTTTTGCAAAAGATAATTTAATAACATTTACTGCTCCCTATACTGATAATGACTTTACAGTAGCAAATGGTTCTGGTACAATATCTGTAGGTGCAAATGTAACAGGAATGGCTGTATTTAGACAACAGCTAATTATATTTACTGAATCTTCTATATTTCAACTTGTTGGTAATACAATAGCAGATTTTGCACTTCAACCAATAACTTTAGATATAGGGTGTGTTGACGAAGATACAATACAAGAAGTGGGTGGGGATATAATGTTTCTTGCTCCAGATGGTTTAAGACTATTAAGTGGTACAGATAGAATAGGAGATTTTGGATTAGGGGTTGTATCTAAGTCAATACAAAATGAAGTTACTGCATTTGTTAATGCAAACACTTCTTTTGCAAGTGTTGTAGTTAGGGGTAAATCACAATACAGAATACTTGGATACAATAATAATATTGCAGAAGGTAATGCTCAAGGTATACTTGCTACACAAATGGCAAGTCAGGGTGGTGAAGGAATGGCATGGGCAGACATACGTGGTATACGTGCATATGTAGCAGATAGTAGATTTTTTCAAAACACAGAAACTATAGTCTTTGCCAATAATGATGGTTATTTATATCAAATGGAGCAGGATAATAGCTTCGATGGTAAAAATATAGAGAGTTCTTTTGCTACTCCATTTATGCCAATTAGTGATCCACGAGTGCGTAAGACATTTTATAAAATGTTTTTGTATACAGATCCACAAGGTAGTGTATCTTTTAATATGAGTCTTAAATTAGACTTTGATCAAAAGGATAGTATACAACCAACACAAATAAATTTTGATAATAACACAGGACAAGTTGCTTTTTATGGTCAAGCAACATATGGATCAACGGCAGTATTTAGCAACAAACTACTAACATTATTTGAAACACAAGTTATAGGTTCGGGTTTTGTCGTATCTCTACAGTATACAACTGATAGCACAGACCCACCATTTTCACTAGATGCTATCACTTTAGAATACGGAACAAATACAAGAAGGTAAAAAACTATGGGAACAGGTTACACTAGAAACGATACAGGTAACAACATTGCTGACGGTAATGTTATTAATGCTGCAGACTTAGATGGTGAATTTGACGCAGTTGAGTCAGCGTTTAATTCTTCCTCTGGTCACACACATGATGGTACATCTGCTGAAGGTGCACCTATTGAAGTTGTTGGCCCAACGCAGGATGTAGTTATTACTGCATCAGCTTTACGTCCTAAGACAGATAATACTGTAGACTTAGGTACATCTGCTCTGATGTATAAAGATGGTTTCTTTGATGGATCAATCACAACACATGGAATAACAGTCTTTGATGATGAGGGTACAGATGCTACTATTAGACTAGACGGTAACTTTCCTACTGGCTCCAGAAATATAGCATTTGGTTTAACTGCATTAGATAGTTTAGATGGTTCAAGCCCCGGAGGAGATAACATTGCTTTGGGTAATGCTGCTCTTACCGCATTGACAACAGGAAGTCATAACATTGCGATTGGTTCTTCTGCAGGTGATGCCTTAATAACAGGTGGTAAAAATATAGCCATCGGATTTGAAGCTTTATCAACAGAAGATGGTAATGGTGAAAGCACTGCTATTGGCTATCAAGCACTTAAAACACAGAATGCAGGTGCATCTGGTTTAAACGTAGCAGTTGGTTATCTTGCAGGTACAGCAGTTTCAACAGGTGTTAAAAATACATTGTTAGGTGCAGAAGCAGGTGATGCTATAAATTCAGGTGGGTCAAATGTTGCTGTAGGATATAATGCTTTAACAGCTACAACCACTTCAAGTAGTAACGTAGCAGTAGGTGCTGACGCATTAAAAACAAATGTTACAGGTGCATCTAATGTTGCAGTTGGTAACACTGCATTAGAAGTAGCAACAGGAAGTAATAACACAGCTATAGGTAAAGATGCAGGTAATTTAATTACTTCTGGTGCATCTAATACTATTATTGGGCAGTTTGATGGTAATCAGGGTACAATACAAACATTAGATATTCGTACCTCTGATAGTCATATTGTATTATCTGATGGTGCAGGTGAGCCTAGAATAGTTGTAGATGATAGTGGTAGAGTTCTTGTAGGAAATACAAGTTCTGTGCGAGTAGGAGAATCCGAACATAAAATTCAAGCGGTAACTACTGGAGTAGGACAATTATCTGCATTAAGATATAGTAATGGTAGTGCAGGTCCACATATTACTCTTGGTCACACACGTAGTACTTCAGTAGGTACTGTTGGAACTGCAGTTGTAGATAATGATGTTTTAGGTCAAATAGACTTTGCAGGTGATGATGGAGCAGACGTACAGACTGTTGGCGCAAGAATTAAAGCAGAAGTTGAAGGCACTCCGTCATCTAACACTATGCCCTCAGCACTTACATTTTCTACCTTTGAGGTTGGCGGTTCTTTATCAGAACATATGCGTATTTCTAGTTCTGGTAACATTGGTATAAATACAGCCTCACCCATTGCTACACTACACATTGTGGATATAGGAACAACTGGACCTGCTTTGCTTATTGGAGGTGGTGGTTCAACCGAAGGTGATATAGTTGTACCACATGACGAAAACTTGCAGATAGGTCACTGGGATGCAACTACTGATACTTTTACATCAAGAATAAATGTTCTTACTAGTGGTAATGTCGGGATAGGGGAAACTGCACCTACTGCACTATTACATGCTACATCAACCAATGCTTCTGCTACCTTCAGGCTTGAAAGTACCAATGACGGTGCTAATGATGGCCCTATAATAGAATTATACAGAAACAGTCCATCTCCTGCTGCTGATGATGATATTGGTCGTATTGACTTTTCTGGTGAAAATGCTAGTGATACTAAAATAGTATATGCTCGTATTGATAGTTTTATTGAAACTACAACCAACGGTGCTGAAGATGGTCGTATACGTATGCTAATTGAATCTGGTGGTTCACTATTACCTTTTTTTGATATGGATGCTTCTAATGGTGGTGGCGATGGTCGTGTAGCTATAAATACTAATGCTAATGACATTGATTTTAGAGTATCAGGTGATACTGAAGCTAATCTTATTTACGCTGATGCATCAACAGATCGTGTCGGAATTGGCCTCACACCTTCAGCCAGTGATCCACTCACAAATGTTTCCGCAGGTGTTTTGCAAGTAAACGGAAACATGGAACTACGGTTTGCAGGTTCAAATAGTGATCCTGATGGTGCTAGATACTTTAATATTATAAACACAGATACAACATTGGTTGCAGATCAACCTTTAGGTGGGTTGCAATGGATAGGATTAGACAGCACAAATCCAAATAGCAACATGGCTAGTATTACCAGTTACTGTTCAGGTAATACTGGAACTAATGGTGACATACGTTTTAAAATTGCAGGGTCAGAAGTTGCTAGGATTGCAAGCGATGGTGAGGTTGGTATTGGTACAACTGCTCCAGAGGCTCTTTTAGACGTAGCACACAATCTACCAGCTGGTACGACTAGTGTTATTCGTCCATTAAAAGTCCGTACCACTGATACATCAAACGATACAAACCTTTTAACGGGTAGTGGAGTAGGCATCTTATTTGAAATAGCTGACCAATCATCATCATCAATAGGTGCATCTATTGACGCTGTAAAAGCCAATGGTACTGACGATAATTCTTCGACTGATCTGGTATTAAGTAGTTCAGAAAATAATGAAACACTAAATGAAGTACTACGTATTAAAGCCACTGGTAACGTTTCTATTGCTGACGGCAATCTATCATTTGCATCAGGTCACGGCATTGACTTTTCTGCTACATCAAATGGACCCGGAACAACGCATAGTGAATTGTTGGCTGACTATGAAGAGGGAAGCTATACTGTAAATGTGTTTGACGCTTCTAGTGGAGGGAACCAATCAAGCTCAACTTCGATAGGACAATATATTAAAATAGGTAGTCAAGTTATTGTCTCATTTGATGCTTTAAACAATATAAGCACAAGCGGTTTGACATCAGGAAACACTATCTATTTTGGTTTACCGTTTACAGCATCAACTATTGGTCGTTCTTGTGGTTCAGTTCAACTTGACAGAGTTACCTTTCCATCATCCGCTACGATGGCAGTGCCATCTGTATCAGATAATCAAACACGGGCTTCTTTAAGCGTCTGCGGCAGTAATTTAGGTGATACAACAATTAAAGTTTCAGATTTTAACGGATCAACATCAGATGTCGTAAACTTTACATTATCTTATAGGGTATAAACCAACTCATTCGGAGAATGGGTAGTCAGTCCATAGCCAAAAGGAGATAAAATATGGCAACATTAACAGAAGAAACAGTACAAGACAAAATAGAGATAGTCGGTGATTACAAAATGATACAGGTGAGGACCGCAACGATTATTAAGAAAGACGGTGTAGAGATTAGTAGATCATTCCACCGTCATGTTATAAGCCCACTTGATGATATATCAGGTGAAAGCGATGATGTAAAAGCTATTGCTGCACAGGTACATACTGATGCAGTTAAGACAGCATATGAGGCTCATTTAGCTGCATAAGAGGTATAGCATAACTAAAACTACTCTTTCTGCTAAGATTGAAGCAGACAAGACACCAACCACTGGCACAGGAGTTCCGTGGTAATTTAACTCAACTTAAAAAGGAGAAAACAAATGGCTGAGAAAAAAACAACGCCAGTTGTAATCGACAATGTAGAATACACATTAGAAGATATGACTACAGAACAACAGACACTGTTAAATCATGTAGCAGACTTAGACCGCAAGATTAAGTCAACACAGTTTAACTTAGATCAGTTAAATGTAGGACGTAACGCATTTATGAACGCATTAACATCTG